CAGGGCGAAGCGCCCGGGGTCAGTAGCCGCGCCCATACTGCAAATAGCGGCGGGTCTGGCGAGCGGCGGCACTGATGGCCGCCTGGTCCCGGCGAGCGGTGTCGATGGCCTTGAGCAGGTCGCCCAGCGACTGGTACTGCACGCGCCGGTCGCCAAGCTGCACGACCAACTTACCGCTGGCGGCGGCGGTTTCGAGGGCGGCAAGTTGCTCGGCGGAAAAGGCCATCGGGCTCCGGGCTGATACAGGTATCTCAGCCTAGAGTGGCCTTAACGGGCGCGCAAAACTATATCAGTTTGCGCGAGTTGCGGGGTGGAGGGGCGGTTTTTGTGGCTAAGGTAAAAATATTTTGCTTAGTGACACTGAAGCGATAAAGTGTCACAACTCTATGTTTTTTTTGTTTTTTTTGTTGCAAGTGTCAACCTATAACGTATAATCAGAGACGCGATGGGGCCAACCATCGCGTCCCCTAAACACGCCTACTGATCGGAGTAACGGCATGTCTGACACTAAATTAACATGTTCGGACCACACCAATCCTGAACTTTTTTTACGCTATGATCCTGATACTGGAGAATTAACCAGAAAAGCCCTGGAAAATCGCTCGGATGGATGGAACAAGCGCTTTGCCAACCAGCCGGCGGGTTTTATCAACAAAGACAAAAACGGCAATCCAAGATATATCTATGTATATATGGATGGCAGATTTTACGCGGCGCATCGTTTGGCGTGGCGGTTATTTTACGGGAGCCAACCTACTGGGCACATTGACCACATTAACGGCAATGGTCTTGATAATCGGATCGACAACCTCCGGTGTGTAACCGCTTCGGAAAATGCCAAAAACAGAAAAATAAGGCCAGATAACCGCAGCGGCGTATCAGGCGTGGTATGGTCTGAAACACACAAAAAATGGTTTGCATCAGTTAGGGACAACAATAAACAAATTAGCCTTGGCGCTTTTCGTGATTTTTTTGAAGCGGTTTGTGCCAGGAAATCAGCAGAAATGAGGTGTGGTTATCACGCCAATCATGACAGAGTAAATGCCAACACCCAGGCGGCACCTCGACGCATGACCATGAGCGAGATCGCGTCAGCAAGACCGTTAAGGGATGTAATCTGCGCCCACTGCGGGCGCAGCTTCACGGCCAAGGATATCCGGGCGAAGTTTTGCAGCAACGCCTGTAAGCAAGCCGACGCTTACGCCCGAGGCAAAAAATACCGCCGCAAGGCGGACACCACCACCGAGGAGACACCGACATGAACGAAGACGCCCTGACCCGTACCCAGCGCATCGACGCCTATGTGGCCGCGAATGCCAAAAGCCTGAAGGTGGCGGTTTTTGGGGTGAAGGTAAATACGACGATGACTCTCTTAAACAACTGGCTAATTATTTTGAAGTAATTGCCAAAAAGTGCAGAGAGCTTGCCAGTCAATTCAAAGAAGACCAAAGCAAGCCAAAGCCTTATATCCAAGGCAATCCCTGGGAAGACTAGCAACTCACTCCGGCCACGGACGGCCATCCCCTCACAGCCACCCCGACCGCCGCCGCCGCACGGTGGCGCCCTGACCTGCTGGCACCCCTGTCCCCCCTCCGGTCAACGGTTACCCGTGCGCGAACCGCGGCTGTGGTTCGCGCAGATTGCGAGGCTAACCTAGTCAGCACCTGGAGAGGCCAGGCAACTAACCACACCGAGGTCTGACATGATCAAGAACATCAATATGCTTCCAGTCCCTTGTGACTACGGCTACTCCCTGGCTTACGACCTGCCCTGGAAGGTAAGCGCAGTTGTCAACGGGATCTGCTTTGCGGCGGAAGTATGCGACAACAACGCCTGGGTAATTCCTGACACTGTGGTTCATGACTTCTTCAAAATGATCGCTCCCAAGCAAAGCGAGATTCCTTGCATCGAGGAGGTCAGGACGCTGATGGTCGAGGCCGGAAGAATCTTTACCGATTGCGGTGACACCTTCATCCGCTACGACGAAGACCGCCAGCGGTTTTATGCCGGACACAACCTTTGGATTGATCGGCACATTCTTACCCGCATCGATCCAGAAGACCTGCCACCACCAATAACGGCAGAACAAGCCACCGCATGTTTTTCTGGGCTTGAGGAGGACTAACATGGAACTACAAACACACCACGAAGACCTGCTTGAGCGTCTGGCTGCGGTGACCCCGGCGGCCAACCGGGTTTCGCGGGGCGATCTCTACGACATTGTCCGGGCGGTGGAGGTGCTGGCGGTGGAGAGGCCCAGCCCTGACCAACTTTGGACCTTGCGGCGGGTGGCAACCTATCTCGGCCTTGACCAAGTGCAGACGGAGCGGCTGCTGAAGGCTCCCGGCGGACCTCAGCCCATGACAGGCGACCGGACCAACGTCTGGCGAGCAAAGGACATTTACCGCTGGCTTGACGCCCATAGTCGCAGCGGAATCAAGGCAGTGAAATGAACACAAGCAACGACAATCGCAACATCAGTGTCCGCCTGCCTAGCCTGGAAGTTCGCCGAAAATTTGCCGCAAAATGCCTTGAGGATGGCGTAACGCAAACTGGGTTTATCGCGGAGGCGGTACAGGCTTATCTCAGCGGCCGGTTACAAATCACCACTAAACAAACGCCACGGCCTAGCTACCTGATCGACCCGCAAGACTGACCCACTCAGGCCACGGACGGCCATCCCCTCACAGCCACCCCGACCGCCTTCTCCGCACGGTGGCGGGGTGAACCTCCGCCCGCTTGGCAATCTCCCGCACCGGCTCGCCCGCTTCCAGTCCATCCCGGATCACCGCCTCGCGGGCCTCGCGGTCCACGGCGCGGATGTACGCCTGCCCCCCACCCCAGCGACGCCGCACCTGGCCAATCAGGCGGGCACACAGCTCGCCATCCATGCCGGCTTGCACCAGGAGGGCCAGGCAGTCCGAGAGCGGGTCGGCGCGGTCCAGGTCGGGCATGGGGCGGCTACAGCCAGGAGGAGGCGCGGCGCTTGACCGCGGCGCGGCCGGTCGGGCGCGTGTAGGGGGAGCTGAGCGGCGGCGCGGCGGGGGCGATGGCGGGTGCGCTACTTTGGCCAGGCTTGCCATCCGCGGCGGCGCCACCGGCAGCGCTGGCGCCCCCCGTGGCCGGCTTAGCAGGATGCAGGTCCAGTCCGGCCAGGTGACAGGCGGCCAAGGCGTAAACTCGAGCGTCCAGGGCCTCGACGGCCGGATGGATCGGCACCCAGCGCCGTTCCGGACGGCGGCCACGGTGGGCGACGACCATCAGCCGCTCGCCGGTCAACTGCGCGTAATACTCCTCGCTGCGCCCGACCGGGAAGTGACAATAGCCGACTGCCCCCGGCTTGGCGGACAAGTAGGCAAAGACCGTGCGCTTGAGGTTGTCGACCCCCAACAGCTCGGCCGGGCGGCCCTCGCGCAAGCGGGCGGCCATGCGCTTCAGCCGTGCCCGCTTGTCCCCGGCCAGGGGCTCGCGCTCCATACCGGCAATGCCCTTGATGGGGATGACGCCCTTGTCGCGGGCGCCCTTGACGAACTGGTAAACGTGCTGGGTATAAGCCCCCGAGTCCACGCACAGCACCAGCGGGCGCAGGGTCTGGCCATCGGCCCGCGTCCATGGCTGGCGGTAGAGGGCGAGCAGGTCCTCCCATACCTCGGCGGCGGTGGGCTCGCCGGGCAGGACATCATAGGCCAGGGACCAGGACTCCCAGCCCTTGCCCCAGCCAACGGTTTCAACTTCCAGCCGGTCGCCCTGCACGTCGCAGCCCATCGTCACGGCAATGATGCCGTTTGGCAGCGCTTCGCCCCAGTCCTCGGCGCGCTGGCTGAGCAGGGAGGGCTCGATCTTTTCCCCCTCCCCCTCCCAGGGTTCGGCGAACACGGTATTGGTCACCGCCTGGCGACGGGCCGGGTCGGTGCCGGCGTCGAGCCACTCTTGCAAGGTATCGTCCCAGCGGGCAAAGGGGCTGGCCCATTGGTTGAACAAGTAGCCGACGCTGTCCTCGGGGCCGTCCTGCACGCACACCCAGGCGCCGGTGGCTTTGACCGCATCGGCCTCCACCAGGGGATGCTCGGCGCCGCAGGTGGCGCACACGTAGCGCAGGCCCTTCGGGTCGCCGTCGTGGTGGAAGTGCTTGAGGGCCGGTAGCTGGCGGGCGCCACAGTGCAGGCAGGCCAGGTGCCATTCCCAGCGTTGCCCGCAGCGGTCATACTCGGCGCAGATGCCCAGGTCGTCGTAAGTAGGGCTTGAGACGATCAGCTCCTTGGCTGTGCGCCGGGCGCGGAAGGTTTGCAGGCGCTTGCGAGCCAGCAGCAGGGGATCGCCTTCCTTGGTGATCTCCCAGCGGTCCAGCTCGTCGCACAGCAGGTAGCGGATCGGCCGCGAAGCCAGGCCGGCGGGGGAATTGGCGCCGGCAATGGTCAGATGCCCGGCGGGGAAGGAGGTGTGCAGGATGGTCTGGGCGCTGGTCCGCCCCTTGGGGCCGCCGATCTTGGCCGCCAGCGAGGGCGAGTCGCGCAGCATGGGCTTGATGCGGTCCTTGGAAAAAGCTTCGCCCATCGGGGTGACGTTGGGCTGAATGGCGAGGATGGGGCCGGGATCCAGATCGATGATGAAGCCGATGAAGCACAACAGGGCCTCGGACTTGCCGCTCTGACTGGAAAATTTCAGCACCACCCGCTCGGTGGGTGAGGTCGGGCTGAGGCGGTCCATGGGTGCCACCAGGTGCGGCGCGCGAGCGTTGTTCCACAGGCCAGGCTCGGCGGAGGCCTCGGGGCTGAGGTAGCGGTAGCGCCCGGCCCATTCGCTGACGGATAGGCGCGGGGGTGGGCGCCACGCGGGGCCAAGAGTGTCCCTGATGATCCTAGGTATGTCGGGATGCCCCATCGGACAACTCCTCCAAAATGACGACCAGGGCGGCCTTGATGGTGTCCTCGACCTCGCGCTGAGACTTGAGCCGCAGCAATTCGCCCGACACACGCGAGGGCAAGCTGAGCAGGCGGCCTTTGGCAATGGCGATCTGATCAGCCCACGCCGCCGCTACCTCGTCGGCGGGCAGCAGTTCCCGTGTCTGTCGTTTCAGCTCCAGTTCCGCCAGTTTGGCCTTGTGCTCTTCGTGATCGGCCTTGGCCTTGGCCAGCCGGGTATAGGCGTCGTTCTGGTCGGTCTTGGGCTTGCGCCCGGCACCAGGCCGCGCCCCGCCGCGCGTGGGGGACACGGCAGGGACGACGGTTTCAGCGCTGGCGGCGGCAGGGGTCATCCGGTGAAGGTGAATGTAAACGTCAGCCGAGGGTCTTCTGGCGGCTTGCTGTGCTTGCGGATGTACCACAGGCGCGCGGCACGACGGCGAGACTGCGGCAGCATTTCTAACCACTGGCTGAAAGGCTTGGCTGCCTTTTTCTGGTTGCAGTCACGACAGCAGATGGTCAGATTGTGCTGGCTGTTGGAGCCGCCTAGCTTGAGTGGGTCCATATGGTCAGCAACAGCGTTTTCCTTGGTAATGCGCGTCCCGCAGTAGGGGCAGGTTTTGCGCTCGCGTAGCATTTCCCAGAAATTGGCTGTGCCATCGTCGCGGGCAGCAAGGGTTTCCTTGCGCCATCCAAGACGGTTGATCTCGCTTAGGCGAAACTCAAGATCAAGGCGATATTGGATTTTGTATTGCAGCGCATCAGACAGCCTTGGATTGTTCCATGGTTTTCCAACCGCCTTCCAATGACGAGCATGCCACCCGTCAGATGCAGTGCGCTTGAAGGCAACAAACGCGGCAACGTGGGCGCAGTACTTTTCTTGTAGCTTGCGCTGATAGGTCAGCCAGGCTTTAACGTGGGCGTCAAATTTTAAGCGGCGCAAACGCTGTTTAGCGCGGTGCTTGGCTACGGCTTCTTGGTTTTGTTGGCGCCATTGTTTTTTTAACTCAATTGCTCGCCTGTAGGATTTATTGTCTAATTTTATTTTGCTGTATCTTGCAACAGCGTCAGATCTGGCTTTATCAATGTTTTTTTTGTACCACGCCGCCTGCCATGCTTTGGATTTTTCTTTGTATTCTTCAGTTAATTTCCTTGCTTTGTTTTTGCATGCGTCAGAACAGTATTTATGATTTTTTCTTATTTGTTTAAATTCTGCATTGCAAACATGGCAATTCACTATCGGCTTTGATGCATCAATAAGCGATTGCTCTGCAATTTGCCTGACTTCAGTTAGCGCACGATATGCCGCCCTTACGGCGTGACTTTTGCGTTCTTTCTGTAAAACCTGGCTACCAACAACGGTGTTTTGGCTGATAGACTCAGCAGCGGGCATGGCTGACCTCCGATAAGGTTTGCCTGTCAAGTGGGGCCAGGGGTGCAACCCTGGTCCTACGATTATACTACGAAAACAAATAGATAAACTCATTTAAATATATGCGTTTAATTGCATATTACTGAAATAT